ATTGTTAATTTTATGAATGAAAATCGTATGTGTTTTCCTTCAAACAAAAAATTGATTGAGCAATCTGGATTTAGTGATTCAAAGATTTTAAGGATTAAAAATGAATTAGTAACAAGAAAAATTATAAGCGTAAAACAAAGGTTTAGACCCGACGGAAGCCAAACAAGTAACCTTTATAAAATTGAAACGGAATTTATTGGCGTATTTGTTACAGGCAAAAATATGTCAATTTTAGATACCACCCCCTTTACCGATGAAGAGGGAGGGGTATTCACCAGCGAAGGGGGGACACCTTCAAGAATAAAGCCCCTTGAAGTATTACCTAATCTAAGTATTAACAAGAATAAAGTATTAGGTTTTGAAAACGAGTTTTCCCACTTTGAAAAAATTACTATTGAAGATTCTCAAAGTAGCAAAGTAAATCCGTTTACCTTAGTTTCCCTTGTTGAAAAAGAAAAAGCAAAAAGTTCCGCGAAAAAGGAAAAAGAAAAAGCCGACACCGAGCCGAAATCCGAGCGCAAGCCAAACCCGACATACGAAGCCTTCACCGTGTTTTGTCAAACCTTTGAACAGTTATCAGGCGCGGCGTACCCGACCGACCAGAAAGGACATTATATCATGAGTCCGAAAGATGCTGGAGGCATGGTATATTTGTTGCGTTGGATTGAGAAGGTTGACAGGAATAACGATACAAATGAGGCATTAAAAGTATTTTTACAGGCTGCTTGGTCATTGCCTGACAAATGGTTAAAAGCAAATTTTACTCCAGCTATTTTATACGGACAGGCGGGAAAGATTTACACGGCTTACCAGACATCGTCACCAGCGGCAAAGAAAAAGGCGTATGACGATGAAGTTGACAGGCTATTGGCTGAGGCTATGAAGAAATATCAAACACAATAATATGATACAAGTAAGTTTTAGTGGTGGTCGTTCTTCCGCAATGATGGCAAAGATTATGATTGATAATTATCCTAAGGATGAATTAATATTTACTTTTGCCAATACTGGAAAAGAAATGCCTGAGACATTGGACTTTGTAAACGCTTGTGATTTACATTGGAATTTGAATGTAGTTTATATTGAATTTTGTCCTGAGGAAAAATTTAAGGTTGTAAATTACGAAACGGCTTCAAGAGATGGTAAACCTTTTGAACAGTTGATTGATAAAAGAAATTATTTGCCAAACAGGGTAACAAGATTTTGCACGAGCGATTTAAAGATTAAACCAATGTCAAAGTATTTACAAAGTTTAGGATTTAAGGAATGGGACGCAGCCGTAGGAATAAGAAAGGATGAACCTAACCGATACTATAAAATGAAAAACAAGGTAAAAAAAGATAGATGGGAATATTTATTTCCATTATGGGATTTTAACATAACAAAGCAAGATGTTTTAAATTTTTGGAAACAACAAGATTTTGATTTAAACATTCATAGTGAGCATGGTAATTGTGACTTTTGTTTTCTTAAAGGATTAAAAAAGAAAATAGCACAAGCACATTTAATGCCAGAAAGATTACAATGGTGGATTGATATGGAAGCAAAAATAGGAAGTAAATTTCATTCCGATTTTCCAATGACTACTTTAAAGAAATTAGCTTTAAACCCACAATTATTTGATGAACCAAATATTGATTGTTTTTGTGGGGATTAATTTATTTTAATTTATATTTACAATTATAAAAACCAACCTATATGAATTTACCAGCCATTGCAATGACGATTGAGGAAAAGATACAAGATATTCAACTTGTAATTGACAATCGAGAAAAAAGATTATTTAAAACGGGTATTGTGGAATCTTTACCCAAAATTAACCAAGTTGTAAAACAAATCCTTCCCCTGTACGGCATTGATGCAAGTCCAGAACATTTGGTTGAGGTAACCCAGTTTATTACCACCTACAAATTAATTGCCGTCGATGAAATTAAACTTGCCTTTGAAAAGTTTGCACGACAAGAATTGAACATAGACGAACATAAGTTATACGGCAAAGTTGACTTGGCTGCTATTGGAAGGATTTTAACGGCTTATATTACATGGCGGCAAAAGGTTTATTTTACCGTGGATATGGAAGATGAAAAGAAACGGGGCAAGATGGAAGAAGAACAAAGGCAAATTGAGGCAAAGCGCAAGTTTTACGCAGAATTTCCCGAGATGTTAAGCGGCTTTAAGGGCAAATCATACGAAGACGTTCCCTTTTATTGGTACGACGCGGCGATGGAGGCTGGGTTAATCGGTTACGCGGAAGGGGAAAAACGCGCAATCTGGGAAGAGGCTCAGGACATTGCATCAAAACAAAAGATACAAGCAGACAGTTACATTGACTTTAAAACCCAGTTACACAGGGCGGCGGAAGAAAGTAAGAAAAGGGCGGTTATCATTGCGCAAAAATTGGCGGTCTGGAGAATCGTTCTGAATAAGAAATAATTTTTCATGCAATCTGGTTTTCATTCATGGTGGGAGGTATTTTATTTCCCACTTTTTTTTAAAAATAATATTGTAAATATTTTTTTATTAGAATATTTATTTATAAATTTACAAACCGAAACGAACAAGCGGTACTTTAAAAACAACCAATCATGACAAATTTTGCAGATTTTTTAAACACATTAGGTTCTTCAGATTTAGAAAGCCTACAAATTATTTTAAATACATATAATGAAGATTACGAGATTAGGTCTAATGACATTGAAGACGTTGGATTTAATAAGTTTTCTGGATATGTATGGTTATTACTTGAAAACGGAATAACCATTGTTAGTTGCTTTGGTCAAAGCGCAGAATTTTTGACAATAGATAATAGTGGCAATGAAATATTTCATGACACTTATTACGAAGCTACTAATCATTTATTAGGAGTTTAATATTAAACGGGGTGCAGCATCCGAGCCAACTGCATTTTAAAACTAAAAAACATGAGTATCACAAAATATACGGTCAAGTGTTGCCTTGACAAAAAACTTGGTCACTTTGTCCACGTCATTTTTTCCAGCGGCTTTGGATTATACGGACAAACAAAGCCTTATAGCCCAGACGACAACATTGAGGTAGAAGGCTGGACATTTGAGCCGCATGACCTTGACCTTCAATTATACCCAAACATTAACAGATTTAATCTTATGCCCCTTGTGGATGAGAATGAAATGGACTGGGTAATCATAAAGAATTAATTAACATTTTTAAAAACAACCAAAATGAATTTTTTAACAGAAAAGATGGACACTTTACCAAACACACTTACAGACAACGCCTTGACAAGGTATCATGAATTAAGGATTAAATACCTTGAGGATAAAGTAGAAAGATTATCGAACGAAGCAAGGTTTGATTATCGAGTTACTTTGGACTTTTGGATTTATGCGCAAAGAATGGTTTCAAACTATATCTGGATGCACAAAGAATCAAATCATGATATTTATATTGAACAGATTACAAATATGATGGACGCGATGCAACTGCATGAAGAAACAAATGAGGATACCGCTATAAATAGACTGAGAAATAATTTTATCACACATTGCAAAGAATCAATCGATAAATGCAATCAATACACGGCAGCAAGATGAATATACATGAATTTGTAATAAACGTAACGACGACCGTTTGCCCTTCCCATATCGTTGAGCCTATCCACCTAAGAAAATGGTGGAGGCAACGCGGGGTCGGTGAACTTGAAAAATACTTTGTATCTGGAAAAGCCATTCACTATAACGAGGAAATAGACTGGAAAAAAATAAGCGACCATAAAAAAAGTTTATGGTACGATTCACAAAACTTTCAAATAAACATGGGTCATGAATATTCTAAAAGGACGAGTTAAATATACTGCGGGCAAAGTTTTTGAAGGACAATACGGACCTTCCATCAACGCTGCAATCACATTGGAAAACGGTACAGACATTCGCGTGTACGGAAAACCAGACGACATAAAATTGAAAGCATTGCAAAAAGATGATGTCGTTACAATTATACACGACGGCAAAAGTTACAAGGTTGCTTTTGATATGGTTACCGCCAATGAATTACCCGAAAAGGTACAAACACCCACGGAACAAAGTGAATGGATACCTCCAATCGTGCAACATGCGGCAAATGTAGTTCCTAAAACAAACGGTAAATTGAACGCGGAAGAAATAAGTGAAAAGGCTACTTTTATGACGGGTATTTACGCTGACATATTTCACCAACTGCAAGCCTCAGGTTTAGAACCAGCGCAAGCGCAACCAGCCGCCGCGACAATCTTTATTCAGATAGGAAAATATTTTTAATTTCATATTGGTATGTTTGCCCCAGCCTGTAAAATGGCTGGGGGTTTACCAATACAAAAACAAAAGCAATGACAGAATATGAACTTCAAAAACTTGGATTTAGTCGAGTTTATTTAGATGGTAAGTCAGATAGAATTGATAAACCAGTAAATAATAATAATATTTATTTTTTTTATGAGTTAGAAATTGAAAATTTAATGAAATTTCAATCTAATGGCATTGATGAACTTGTAAATAATAATTGGGTTGTTGATTTTGGTTTTGATGGTGACTGGGCAGCGCATGGGTTTGAGATTGATTCATACGATTCAGTAAAAAATATAATTGATTTATTTAAAAGTATAAAATTAAGATAACCATGCTACTACCAAAACCATATATTTCAGTCAGCCAAATAAACCTTTGGTACAGTGACCGACAAAAATACATTAACCGATATTTCCTTAACCTTCCCGAAGAACCTTCCATTTACTTAAACTTTGGCAAAAAATTTGCCGAAGATACCGAAGCGTATATTAAAAATGGAATTATCATGGAAACCTTTCCCGATTTTTACATTGACAAAATACAAAGCTTCAAAGGTTGCGAGGCTGAAAAAGAAATAAGCCTTAGTATTAATGACATTCAAGTCAAAGGTTTTATCGACGCGTGGGACGTTGAAAATAACAAGGTTATTGATTTTAAAACCTCAGGCAAGCCGTGGACAATGGACACGTTAAAAGATAGCCTTCAAATGAAGGTGTACGCGCTGGCAATGTTTGTCAACGGTGAATCAATACCAGAAAGTCAAATCAACTGGTTAGGGACAAAGAGAACAAAAGACGGCTTATCTTTCACGGGCGAAAGCCATGAATTGAACCACACTTTTGAAATGGAAGAACTTTTGAAAGCCATTGTTTTAATTGAGCAGACTTGCAAAGATATAAGCGAACTTTATGAAGCTTTTTTAAACACATTTAAATAACCAGCCATGACAGAGGAAGAAAAAAAAGCACGAAGAAGGGAATACATGAAAAATTACATTAAGAATTTATCAAGATACCAAAAGGAAAAAAGACGTTTAAAGAATCTGGAAAGAAAGAAAAATAACTATCACGACAAAACGCCTGAGGAAAAGGCAAAACGAAAAGAAACCAATAGACAACAGTATTTAAAAAACATTGATAAAATTAAGGCATACGCAAAAGCCTATCGCCTTAAACAAAAACAAAAAAAATGCTTACAGAACGAGAACGAGAAAAATTAAGAAGGAACGCCGCCACCATCTTTGTAGCCGCTGGAGGTATCTTAACTTTGGCTTATGCTATTTATTTCATTGTTGACCTTGTAAAAAAATGGTACTGATGAAATATGAAATCAAATGGAAAAGCGGGAGAATTATTACCGACGCGGAAAGTATCGAGGATGCAATAAAAAAGTTTAAAGAACTGGGTATTGAGGTTGAAGATAAAGAAATAAGTATTGCATCATTTGGTTGATATTTGTCCCGTATCTTATTGGTACGGGATTTTTTTTTAAAATAATGTTGTAAATATTTTTTTATGTAAATAATTTAAATTAAATTTACATATTGAAAATAACAAAAACAACCAAAATGATTACATTAACCACTTCACTAAGAGAAACACTAAAGGCTCAAGATATTATCAGAGACCTTAATATTGCTTGTATTTTTGATATTCAAGAAGAACAAGTTGCATCAAATTGCTGGACTTTTACCACGTTTGAGGAAGACATGGAAGACATTTGTCTTGATATAGAAAATATGTTATCTAAATCAGGGTTAGTAGAATTTGAAATTTCTTTTAACAACTAAAAACAACCAAAATGGTAAAGACAATTTATTCAGTAATGTACTTTGGCAACGCCAAAAGGTATCAAGATTTAAACGAGGAAGTTGAAGCTTACTCAAAGCGCCACGCTGTTGAACAAGTTTATTTAAAGATGCGCAATGAAGATTATTTCCCTGAGGATGAGTTTACATGGGGTGGACTTATCCGAGACTGCGATGGCAATGTGATTGCAGATGCCAATGACGAAACGATTGAGTACGATGGCGGACACTTTTACGCTGAACCAGTAATGCAATAATCATGAAAGAGCCAATAATAGAAACTTACGTTCCACAAAATACGCGGCTGCCATATCAGGTAGCCGCTGGAATTGGCATTGCCTTTATAGTTGGGTTGATTTATTCCCCAATAAATACAAGCTACCAGTACACGTCTTTTGTTCCAATCATTGAGCGTGACACCGTTTATGTTCATAAAATAACCACCCTGACCTTTCCCGCGAAGGCTGAGGATAAAGCCATTGACGAAAGCGCCTACGGGTCACGCTCCTACGGTTACGAGGTGCGCAAGTTATCAGGGTTACAACTTAGGCAAACGCTGGAAGGACGAGGTTTTCGAAACCTTGCAAAAGTTGACAGGGCAAAGCTTCGTCGGATATACCTTGCATATTGCTACGAAAGTATGTTAATGAACGTCCACGTTTTAACAGATTTTCCCGTGTCAATGATTTATTCCTTTTTCATCATCGAGGCAACCAGTCAAGGGGTTGAAACGGAACTTTGGCGCAAACACGCAAACGCTGGAGGGGTTAAGGCATTAAAGGGTCATAATTATGTAACTTACAAAACGCGCGAAGTCATCAGGGGAAAAGATAAGTACATTAAGGCAAAGTTTATGAGCGCAGAAACCACGGAAGAAGGTATGAACCTTTGGGCTGGTGTTCTTAACTCTGGAAGATACGCCGCTTGTAAAAAGGCAAATTATAAAATCAAAGGGATTAAGTTGTACGAATCCATTTGTAAATGCGTTTACAAATCAGGATATCATACCGATAGGGATTACAAGTTTCGCGCGTCATTGATGGCGGAATACTGGCAAATCAAACGTGATAACTTTCCTTTGAAGAAAGAATACAATGTTTTTTAACTTTTTTTTTATTTATTTGTGTAAATATTTTTTTGTTTAAATATTTATTTATATATTTACATATCGAAACAAACAAAACGATATTTCACCACTTAAAAAACAACCAATCATGACAACAAGACCAGATTTACAAAGCAGCTTTTTTAAAGCTGAAAAATTGGTATCAGGTGGGTTTAACACCTATTACCGTTTTAATCTTAATTTAAGCGAAATGGAAGCATATTACGCCTTTACAAAACAATTAGATTTAGCGACGTACAGGTCAAAGGTAAAACTTACATATATACTTCCTTATAAAACTCATGCAAAAATTGAGCATGGCGACTTTTACTGCTATGTAACTAATGGTGTAGGCTATATAAATAATGCCATTAAAGCAATGGTTTATTGCGGAATTATTTAAAAATAATCACCTTACAGGGCAGTCCCCCAGCTGCCCTACTTTTTTCACCACTTATAAAACAAAACAAAATGGAAAAGAATTTCACCAACACTCAGTTTAAATGGACTTTCGAAAGCATTTCGGATAACATTCCAACAATCATGCTTTTGACAATCGTCCTTACCTACGGGGTCAATGCTTATTTGACCGCCATTTTTTTACCAATTAATTTTTGGATAGCAATCACCGCTTCCACCATTTTACAACTTGGACGATTTGCAGTCGTTTTCATGGACTTTCTAAACCCTACTAAGGGTAGAAGCCCTTTCCCGCCTAAAATAGCATTAGGCGCAACGGTAATAGCCTTAATCGAAGTTTTCTTTGGGTTAATGGAAAAGTATTCTGGAGCGGAATTTATTACCATGTTCTTTTTCGTGGGAACAATCGTATGTTTTGGATACCTTTTAGAAATAAACTTTGTCAACAAAGGGGTTGAAGCATATGGTTTAGTTGAGCCAAAAGTTATCAAAAGACGCAAAAGAAAAGTTGCTGCAAAAAAAGTCACGGAAGATGCACCAAAAGAAAGTAAGGGTTATGTAACTTCGTTCCAAACGATAACACTTTGAGGACATACATCGGGGTTGACCCAGCGATTAGAATAAACGGAATGGCGGCTTGTATAATTCAAGGCAAAGAGGTAAGATTCACGAAATACAAAAGGTTCGTGGATTTTATCCTTGATGTTCCAAAGTGGACGCAATACGAAAATCCTGTTGTACTGGTGGAGGATTCCAGCCTTCAAAATGTAACCTTTAATTCATCCATTAATCGCGCTATCCTTTCCCGTATGTCCCGAAACGTCGGCATGAATCAAGGTGCTTCCCGTATTGCCTATGAATGGATAAAAGAAAACGGGTACGAGGGTTACAACATAAGCCCTGAGCAAAAGGGGAAGAAATGGGGAAAGGAAATATTTATGAAAGTCTTTCAGAATGAAGGCTACAAATTTGAACCAAATTTTAAACCAGCCAAAATAAGTCAAGACGAAATCGACTGTTTTACCCTTGCTTTACAGGCTAAAAATTACCAAAAACATGAAAAGAAATAACGAATTAATCGACGGAATCGAGATAAGCACTTGGAAAGAAATTGAAATGATTGCTAAAACCTACCCGAAACCGATTAGATATTCCGACGGTTTAAATAGTAAAATTGCATTATTAAAGTTTTATCTTGAGCCTTTGCTTCCAGACTTAAACCCTCCAATGATGACAATGGACAAAGGGCGAATGCTTACAATAGCATATCGGTTGTATAAAAGTACCGACGGAGACGCGGTCACAAATTTATCATTGAAAATTATAAATCAAATTATAAATTAAGAAATCGATTACGTTTGTTCATAGTTAATTTGTGGTGAAATCGGGGTTGGCAGTTGCGTCAACCCTTTCCATTTTAAAACGTAACCCCTTGAGTCTTTGCATAATCAACCACCGCACGGGCGTGACAAAGCGCCAATGTGTTCTGGAATACTGGGTCGAACATCATCAACGCATCTTTGTAATTAGTAAAAAACCCGTTTTCAGAAAGAACGGCTGGCATATTTGTTTGGCTAAGAACAAAGAAATTAGCTTCCTTGTCTGGGTCATTGTCAATAGTATCCATTCTATAAACCCATTTAGGAAATGCCTCCTTGACCTCATTAAAAAGGAACGTGGCGTAAATGTCAGCCTTTGTTTGCCCGATTGATGTGAACACCTCGAAGCCTCTTGCCGTTGGCGTTGCCGCGTTGCCGTGGATACTTAGGTACAACGAAGCCTCATAATTCTGGGCGTTCATGTTTGCCTTTGCTACGCGCTTAGTTAGGCTAATATCAATGACAGGGTCGTAAACATTTATCACCGACATTCCCCAGTCTTTTAAATACTGCTCAATCTTTGCAGCGACTTCCCTGTTGAACACGCCTTCAAAGAACCAGCCGTAACCGTGGAACATTGAGTTGTTATGCTGGAAGCACTTTGATGGATACGTCGTATAATTAAAAGGTAACTTTTTCTTTGGGTCAACTCCACCATGACCCGCGTCAAGGAAAACACAAAATTTATTTGCTTTCATATATTATATTTTTAAGGGCGACGCAAATCAATGCACCGCCCTGAGCCGCATAAGGTAGCGATTCTCTGCGCCTATAATTTAAATCCGATGAGGGAAAAAGCAGCGGATATCAAACCTAATCGACTTGGTAATTTTACTTCTATCTCTTTGCCAGCACATTCGCGGCTTGTCTCCTTAATTTTGTCCCAAATTATTTGAGCAAGTTGGACATATTCTCTCCAAGTAAATTTTACCTTATTGCCCTCAAGATGAACATTGATTTCACTTGCAAGTTCCGCAAAGTTCATTGAGTAACAAGCCACGTCGCCCATTGGTGACTTTATTCCATCTGCATTTTTAAGGGCATCTTTTAAATTAGTCTGCATATTATGTTTTTTTAAAGTTTCTAAAATCATTGAATGAGTGATAATTTTTTCCATTGGCTTAACGTCTAAAAAATCTAAGAATAATTGTACCGATATTTGTGCCAGTAATGGACTTTATATTTTCCGAAATACTAAACAATTCAGTGGCTGCAATAATGAAGCTGACAGAATAGGTGATTTGCGATGGCAGCCCGAAAGTAATACTTGCACCGTGAAAAATCATAATGCCAACAAAGTAAACAACCACCTTTTGCGAAGTGCGATATAGCCCTTTACTTGTTATCGGCTCTCCCCTTTTCCTTGCCGCCATGATTCCCGTGACCGTGTCTGCAAAAACTACAAAGATTGTAAAAATCAAAAAATGTTTGATGGGTAGGAAAAACGAGAATATAACTCCGCAACAAATGGAATAGGCAATGCCATCGTAACCAAGTTTAAAAATGTTGTAAATAACTGCTTTCATTATTCAAGTTTTATTAACCTTACATCACCATCCACCGTTGCAAATTTGCCATCAGCGTATTTGTACAAGTCGTATTTAACACCGTTAAAGGCAAAGGAAACTTGATTAGTAAATGTAGATAAAAGAAGGTTGGTTGAAATGGAATACACCTTTCCGTTGTCTGGGTTTAAGATTAAACGCTTGTTGTTGTTTAACTCAATAACACCATCAATGATTTCACCGTTAAAGTTTAGCTTCCAGTCACCTAAAAACTTTGCCGTATCCCTTTGAGCCGTGGTAAAATAGACAGGCTTACCACTTATTTGAACGTGTAAGTCGTTGTAATAATTAATCCTTTGCACCGCTTTGCCCTTTGTGATAATAGGCTTAGCATGAATGGCTAATGTGTTACTTTGCCTTTCAGCATCGGTAACAAGGCTTTGAATGGCAGTTGCACTATCGCCCAATATTTGCTTTGAGCCCGTAACTGTGCTATCAGACAAAGTAGTCTGCTGAATAATGTAATAAATGTTTCCTTGCTTTTGTATGTAAACAGTATCCTTTACGACATCTTGCGCAAAGGAAAACAAGGGAAGGAATAAAAATAGGTATCTCATTTTATTTATTTTCAAGGTTAATAATTCTTTGTTCAAGGGCTTTGATTAGGGCTTGTTGCTCCTGTATGGCTTTGGTAAGGATGGGGATTAATTTTGTATAATCCATTGCCCACAATTCATTTGTTGTACCCATATTTACTGCTTCTGGAATTACTTCATATACTTCTTGTGCAATAAAACCTAAAGATTTGTAACTATTATTGTAATCGATGTTTAATAAATCATCTTCTACATAACTATCATGCTGATTATAATACGTAGGATTAAGTAGATTAATTTTATCTATTGCATTTATAATAGGTTGTCTATTAGTTTTTATTCTACTATCTGAATAAGTGTCCCAAGCATTTGCTTTTGCCTTTTGTGATGAGCTATTTTCTAATTGTAAATAATAATTTGCATCGGGAGCAGATGCGCTGTTTATTCTAACTGTACCCATGATATTTAATTTAGATGCTGGACTCGTAGTTCCAATACCGACATTGCCGTCGTTTTTAAGGAAAAATCCAGTACCAGTTTGGCTATATGCGCCAATTACGAACCCATTAGTACTACCAGTGCTTCCGCTTAAATCAATTTGCAATCCAAAGGCACCCGAGCCATAATTCTTGTATGTACCTATCCAATCATCTGTACTTCTAACTACTGATAAAGCATACGGCGGCGAAGTTGTCCCAATACCGACGTTGCCACCACTTGTTATTCGCATTTGCTCGGTAGTATTTGTATAAAATGCAAATGGAGAATTAGTTGTAGTTGCTAAATATGCTATGCCATTACCAGCAACCAATAGTGTTTTTGTATTACTTGATTCTGCCTTAAATATAGCACCATTAGCTGTATTTTGATAAATGTGAGCAATTCTTGCTAGAGGATTCCAATCATTTGCTTCAGGACTTGTCGTTCCAATACCGACGTTGCCACCAGCCTCATAAACTGCACTTGTATCAAATATTCCGCTTGAATTAGTCCTTATTAAATAATTATTTGGACTAAGTGAACTTGCTCCCGTTCCCCCATTTGCCACAGGCAAAGTGCCCGTTACTCCAGGTGTTACGTTTGCGCTGCCATTGAATGAGGCAGTTGATGTTGATGCAAGGTTTGTTTGAAAAGTCCTACTTGTTGTCAAAGTTGCTGCGCTACCTGTTGTATTTTGATTTAAAGTAGGAACATCCGATGCTTGGATAATTCCCGTTCTGCCACTACGGTAGTAATTTGTAAGCATCGAAGCCGTGTCGCTTATGTTTAACTTTGCCGCAAAGCGTGATACAAGATTTAAAGTTGTTGTATCAAAGGTTGAACCTCCAGCTTGT